GTCGCGAATAACCCACGATGAATGTCCTAGAAGAACCTATCATTTGGCGTTCCTTAGTGCTTTAGTAAATTCTTCAGCAAAGTTCTTATCAAACCTAGCCTTGCTATACTTCTCAGCTATCTTATAGAAGGGAAACATAGCGGTATAAGTTACACTGTTTTTAAATGCTACCATCAGCTTTGCTGACCTATCCTTTTGTCTTTCCCAAACACCATCAATCCCTTTTATGTTTCCAATAAATTGCGTTTGTTTCTTAATCAAACCATTCTTTCTTCCAGCGATGTTACCAAATTTATTTAACTTAGCATTAGGAATATAAGGCACACCAACCTTAGATGATTCGCCTGACCTAACACCACCATGCACTAGATACTGCATGAACTTGTTTGCCCATTCAGTAAAACCTAGAGTACCAGTAAGATTAGTTTTCCTTGCACCTATTCTATAAAATGCCTTAGTTGTTCTAGCCATTGGTCTATCAAGTTTCTTTATCATTTGTTTCTGCATCTCTCTATCTAAACCTTTCATGCGATTACCTTTACCAATACCCAAAGTCTTATTGATAGCCATAGCAGTTGCAAATGGTACTTGTTTCTTCTGCACATTAGTTGTCCACTTGGTTACATCTTTTATATTATCTTTAACAGATAGCTTCATCCCTTTCTCCAATGTGATTGTGTTTGGAACTTTAGACCTAATGCTTTAGCTTTCCTTCTGATAGTAGATGGATGCACATCATAAGTCATAGCAATATCATGAGATGATTTGCCTTCCTTGATCTTCTGTTCTAATTTTTGTTTATCTATCTTCATAAGTTCTCGTAATGTTCTATTAACTTATTAATATACCAAACAGACTTCTGTAAGTCTTGTATATTGGCATCTTTGTATTTATGGCGGTGCAAGTATTTAATTGCATTACCCTCAAGATAAGCAGGGAACTCTTTGCCTAATTGTTGTTTGATGTAGTCAATACATTCTATGCCACCTTTAGCGTTGTTGTAATGTATTGGGTGGTTCACTGGATCATTCATTTCTCTCTCCTTATTATTTCATTCTTACATTTTCGTATGACCTTTTTCTTTGCACTAGATGATTCTATGTAATCATTAAGCTCCTGAAGTGTCATACACTTTAGATAGTAATGCTCAGTAGTTGTCTTACCTGTAGCTCTATCTCTAATCTTTGCACTTGGTTTTAGTTTTATTGGCATCTTTCTTCTCCTTCTTAAATATATTATCCCAGTTATCATCTATCTTTTTTTTATCTTCAGGTCTTCGTTTTGAACCTTTACCACCATGCCAGTTAGACATGCTTATCAATCCTTGTACAATCTTTTGGTTCAATTCTAAAAACAGGCTCTATATCCATAAAGTCTCTAGTAGTCATTGTTCTACCACCAAATTCAAACTTATATTTCTTTTCAAAATCCCAAACATGATAACAAATACAATCATTACAATTAAAAATAATTATAAATTTACAACCTGATGTTTCACTTAAAATTTTTGCAGCTTCTATTTTTTTATATGAAATCATAAAAACATATTTCCCAAAGTTGTGATTGAATTTCTTAACCTCACACCAGCTATATTTGTTATCTTTCTGTATTAAAAAATCTACAATCCATTTTGTAGGATTTAGCTTTATAAACTTACAATCCCAAAGTTTCTCAAAAATATTTGCTATATATTTTTCATTCTCTAAATCTTTTGTTGATTCGTATTTAGGTCTGCTCATTTGTAATCAACTCTCTTGATGTTTACTGATTTATCTAATTTACTTAGCAGTTCTTTTGCCCTTATAAAATCTTTAGGAATACATCTAAATAATTCCTCAATACTAAATATCATTATGTCTTTCTCATCTTTGTGTATTTTCTCCAATACAGGTTTCTCAGAATCAGTATCACAAACCAGTGCTGTTTTATTATCAAAATTAAAACACTTAGCATTAGGTTGTATTTGAATATAACCACTTTCCTCACATTTAATATTTAATTGCTCATAAGCTCTTAACATCATTTCAACCATTTGTAGTTGTTTTTTAGGTGCATCATTATGTATAGAATCTTTCAACATCTGCTCTGCTCTACAAAACTTGATCTCAAACTGAACACCAACCATCTTAAAGATGCGTTTTCGATTACCCCATTTAATACAAGTATCAACCTCATAAAGTCTTAATTCTTTTAATTTATCTTTTAAAGATTCATTTAAGTATGTATTCATTTCCTTCCTGATGATTTAGTAGGAAGTAAGGGAAGTATTACATACTTCCTTCCCTTCCTTCCGACCTAATTGTTCATATTTAGCTAAAACTTCCTTCAAAACTTCCTACCAAACTTCCTACTAACTTCCTTCTTAATCAAACTTTTCTTCCAAATTAGGCTGCACATTCTTAAATTTAATATGTTGCCATCCAAACTTTTCATGCTTATATACCTGTCCTTTTTCTTTTAAAGCTTTTAAAATTTTGCCAATATTATTAGCATCTATATTATCTCCAGCTTTGTTTTTAACAAATCCCTCTAAATCATTTGGCATCAAGAATTGGTCTTGGGGATTCTGATTATCTTTAATATAAGCTACAGTTTCTAATGCATTTAATGTTCTATCTTGCATCATAGGTAATTTATCTGATCTCTTAGTTTTAAAATCAATATTAGTCTCTTCTAAGAATCCTGATGTAAGATTTAATCCCTCACCAATAATCTCAACCTCTTTAAACACAAATGACTTCTCAGACATGCCCTGACCATCTTTATTTAATGTCTGCTCAAAAGATACAAACATTTGTTCTTCTAGGTTATCGCCTACAGCTTTATCTTCTCTATCTACTTTAAATTCATAATCTAAAGAAGCACCCATAACACTAGAACCTCTACCTCTATCTGAATTGCCATGACCAGTATGATGAACCAAACATACACAACACTTATAATGTGATATAAGTCCATCTAATTTATTAATAAAATTACCTACATCTTCTGCACTGTTTTCATTACCAACAAAGTTTCTCTGAAAAGTATCAATGACTATCATGCCTATCTCACCTACTTGTTGAGTCAATGCTTCTATCTCTAACTCTAACATCTTAAAATCATCAGGATCATTAACCCTAACTGCTCTATCTGATAGATATAAAGGTACACCAGTTAAATCAAACATACCCTGTTGCCAAGCTGCTAATCTTCTTTTAACACCTCTCTGACCCTCTCCACATACATACATGACTGGTTTGCTAAATGATTCATTACCATAAAAACTCTCACCTTTAGCAATAGCAGCAGCCATAGCTATAGCAATGAATGACTTACCACTTTTAGGTTTACCAAAGATACACATTAGCGATTCTTTCTCTACAACATCTTTTATCAGCCAATCAGGATTATCTACCTGTCTTAATACTTCATCAGCTCTTGTAAAAGTAACCATGCCTTTAGGTTTCTTTTCTACACAACCAATAATGTAATCTTCTAAATCTTTAGACTCCTTAAAATCACCCCTTATGAAAGCATCATATAAATCATCTTTATCTTTAAATTCTGCTGGTGGTTGAGCTACCTTAACCTTACAACCATTTTTTCTTAACATAGTTCCTATTTCATTAGCACATTTAATTCCTGCTTCATCATTATCAGGGAATACCCAAACCTCTCTACCAAATATAGGACTCCAATCTGCCTTTTCCCAACTATTAACCCCACCATGCCAAGTACAAGAATCACCATCATAAATCTCTTCACAACCTCTTAAAGCCTTCTCACCTTCATTTATAATAATAGGTTTATCCTTTGCCCTATCAGTGTAATAGATAGGAAGAGAGCCTTCAGGTCGCTTCATAGACCAAGAGCCATCATCATTTAAGCTAAAAGGTGCATATTTTTGTTTAATAAAATGACCATCAGGAAACCTCATCACCCAAAAGTTTTTTGCATATTGCACTTTAACTATTGCTTGAGAATGAAGCTCCCTCATTTGTACTTTAGAGAATGACCTAGCATTACTTGTAGCTTTGCTTTTAGGGGGAGCAAAGCCACTGATTAAGGAGTCATTTGAATGTAATGCTAAGTCATAACCAAACTGTTTTAAAACTGTATTAACATCTTGATTTAGATGTTTAATTAAATCTATTATACCACCACCAGTATCATCTTCGAAGTTATACCAAGTTCCAGTATCTAGTGATAGAACTAAAGAACCCTTGCTACCCCATCTAAATTCCTTAGATGAGGTGCTAGTAGGTTCACCTAATAATTGCTTTGCAACTTCAGGTGCAATTCTTTGCCAATCTACTGATTGCATCAGAAAGGTATATCATCATCTGACAGTTCATTCTTATCAACCATCTCCTGAACTTTGTCAGCAAGACCAGCATTAGGATCTTTGAATGTGTCCTCTACTGGTGCTTCTTGATCTGTATACCAACTAGGAATAACAAACTCAGCAGTTCTAGGTGCAAACTTAGCAAAGCTAAATGTAAGCTCAGAAGAATTTCCCATACCTACTTGAATAGGTTTTGATCCTTCATACTTAACAACAGGTAAGGAATCAGAATTAGAATCCATTTGATTCCAAAAACTACCCAGTATGCTGTTAAATGCACTTGATTCAGCAAATGTAAATCTCTGCCATAAATAAGCATGTTGAGCTCCTTGCGGAAATACCCAAGCACTAAATGCTCTTTTATAGTCATCTGCTGGTTTAGGTGCTACTACACCAAATTTATCATCCCAGCTATATTCAAACCCATCAGCTTTAGTATATCTTCCCCATCCTGATTTGAATGTTGAAGGGTCAAGCTGTAGATATTGAAAATCTACTGGCGTTTCACCATTAGCAAAAAACTGCTGGTGAGATGTTTTGAAAGCAAGATAAACTTGCTGACTCTCATTGGAACTACTCATTCCACCTAATATGTCTACCATATTTTTTCTCCATTAATGTATTGTTCTATCAATACTGTTTAAGTAATCAGTTTCAAGTTTGGCATAATTGCGTTCCTTAAAACCTTCATAATCCTCATCATTAACTATGCCTAAAATTTCGCAAGCTAATGTGATTCTTTCATAGGATTCCCTACAAAACTCTTCAAAACCTTCCTGAAGCAGATAACTATTTAAATCCATCAGCTTTTTGTAAGATTTCATCTAACCTTTCACATACTTCTGATAGCGGACATAGATATGTGCATTGCCAATTAGCAGCTTCAACACTTGTAACTAAGTACAAGGGTAGAACACACATAGGGTCTCTTCTATCATATTTAAAAATTAAGATTGGTATTAGGCTATTACCAGCACTCTCTACTGCTTGATGCCACCACTCATTCTTATACATGGTTTTTTTACCACCAGCTTTATATCTTTTACATTCAATAGCAAACTTATCCCAGTAAATATCAGCCATGCCTTTTGTTTGGTATTGATCCAAGTTTCTTTTTACTCTTGTATCTATATCTTTAGATTCAAGAATAGTATTAATCTTATTGACTATAACCCTCTCAAACGCTGCACCTTTATTTCTGCTGTTTACCATTAATCTAACTCTTTTAAAATATATATAGCTGCTAATACACTAATAACACCGCCAATAGCAACCAAACCAAATATCCCTGCAATAATATATAGAATCCACTCAAGCATCGAAATCAGTCCTTACCACTTTGCCACTCATATAAGTGATTTCTCTATAGTGCTGACCAGCACCTTTTTGGAAATAATATGTTTTGATCTGCTTATCTAACTTCTCAGCCTTTAGTTCTTCTCTACGCCTTGCGACTGCTTTGCTATTTTGACCCATGATTATTCTCTTTATAAGAAACCATACCTAGCTTCAGCAATAGCTGAGTAGCTGATTCAATATTCATGTTATTTGTAATTGCAAACACCTTGATATCCTTATGTAATTCTTCAGGAATCCAAAGTGCCTTTTTTGTTTTATCATCCATAATGACTCTCCGTTTTTTATATTATATTTAATTTGATAATAAAGCTAGAACTTTATTACCTACTTCTCCAAAAACCCTTATACTAGGTTCAAGGGCAAAAGATAAACTCTCCATAAATCTAAATACTCTCATATATCTATTTGCCCTTACTTACAAAACCAAATCAACAACATTAGGACTATTGTAAATCGTGAGAGGTTTACCTTTTTGATATTCCTTATACTCTTGCAAATAGTTCTCCATCATTGTCCAGCCATAATCCATTTGTTCTTTTGTGATCCTAAATACCTTAGATGCATAAGGCTGAACCTTCTCTTGAGCTATAAATAAGAAATCAGTAACTTCATATCCTGCCATTTCAACCCCTCTTCGATAATAAGCAGCTTGCATATCATAGCCATACTTCTTAACCGAATAATTAAAAGCATGAGGTTCGCAAGATATAGTAGTTTTATAATCTATAACAACTATCTTATTATCTGAATTAGGTTCATCTAAAGGCGGACACATAACATCAGGTCTACATTTACATAGCACATCATCTTCATACCAATAGATACTTGCTTCAGGTATCTTACCTTTTGCATTTAGATAAGCATTACCTTCATAGATCATATTCTCTTTCATGCCAGTAATAATCTCAGCTTCATCTTCTTTTAACACTATGAATCCTTGTTCTTCATATTCAGCCTTCTCTTCTTTATATGCTTTTGTGTATGGAGAACCTGTAAGCACCCTGACTTCTTTATCAAATGCTTCTTGTCCTTCTACTAATAAAGAATGTGCTGCTGTGCCAAACTTTAGTGCTGGAGTAGATTCAGAAGTATGATTGACTGCATGAAGTTGGGATTGACCAAATCTTCTAACATAACTACTGCTGATCCCTACGCTTGCATGATAGTCCTCATTAGGTAAGTCTTTATAAATAAGAGCCTGACCCTTTTGTTTAGATTCAAAGTTCTTAAGTGATTCTATTTTCATAATTTACTCTTTTTATTTTTTCTATGTTTTTTTAACCTGCAAAGACTACTACAAGTTCTGCTATCAACTCTTCCTGCATAAAGCTCTTCACAAAAATGACAAATCTTAAAATCATCTTTTCTTAATTCAAAAGCATTATATTTTTTATACTTTTTTAAATTTTGTTTTGTAAAAAATTCAGAGCAAAATAAATCCATATCATATTTCATAAAATCTTTGCCATAATAAAAATTAAATTCTAAAAACCAATCAACATAATCTTTATTCTTAGAAGAAGGAATATTATTTGGATTTATATTTATAAAATCATATTCTTCCATAACATCACCACCTTCTGAGCTGATAATATTATTATTTGAATCCCATGTAATACTAAAATTATTGTATTGTGATGGATAGTAATAACAATCAAATGGACATCCAAGTGCTGAATCTGTTTGCCAAAAAAGTTCAGACATGGTTTCTGCATATATAACAGCATCATAATTTTTATTTTTTACTATAAAAAACATTTATCTATTTACTCCCATCAAATAACCAATCTCGTATAAAGAATCTCTAACTACATATTCTCTATTCTCAGTTTGCACTTTAGTTTCGCCAGTAATGTAATCTCTGTAATAACCTTTGATTTGTCTTACTGATAAAACCAATGGTCTCTCTTGACCTACTTCGTTTAATGTTATCTCTCTCATTTTCTATTGTTCCTGTCGTTAATTAAAAGTGCAGCACCATAAGATAGGTAAGCTACAGCAGCTACTAATATTAATAATTGAAAGTCCATTATTTCTTCTCCTTTTTATTTAATTTATGAATCTTATAAATGCTTTTCTGATACTCAAAATCAGATTGCATATCTTCCCAAATCTCATCTTTGATTTCTTGCCTGATAGAAGCATCAACTTTAGTTACTAATTCAAACTCAGACTTCTTAGGAATCCACCACTGATGATTCAATGATTTGTATTCAGGAGATGGTTGACCTGAGTCTTTCCATCTCCATTGAATAGCACCATTTTTGGTATTGCACATTAGGTTCATTATTTGATACCCCATTTAGCAATATATTCATGGTCAGGTATGCTCTTGTCGTTGTAGTCTTTTTGTTTTTGCAATTTCTTAATCCTCATTTCTATGTATTCAAGTAAAACAGGCTTGTCATCTTTATGAATATTTTTATTGGAAATACAGGTTTCAAACAAAACATACAAGTCATCAAGATTTAATGCTCTAATTTCTTTTTGAACACTTGGATGCATTTTTACTTTAGCCATTACTTCTTCTCCCTAGTTAATTTAACCTTATGCCCTTCTTTAATTAATCTAGCTCTCTTGCTAGCCATGTAGAATAAGTCGCTAGTCTTGATAGCAACCACCCAGCCTAAGCTAGGTAGTTGAACTTGTAGTGTGTATCTAGTTGCTGACATTATGCACACTCCATTTTTTTAAGGTAATCTTCTTTGCTGTTGTAGATAAAACCACCATCAGAAACAAACTTACCATCTCTTTCAGCCAATGCTAATTCTTTAGCTCTAGCTCTATTTTCATCACAATAGTTATCAAGAGGTAAAACATAATTTAAACCTCTCTCTCTAGGGTATTTTTTATTATTAATGAATACCTGAAAATGGTCACCCATAAAATCTGAACCTACCCATTTTGTTGTTACTTTATCCATGTTATTTAACTCCTTATTTTTATTTAACATACCCTAAGTATATATAAATATATATTAATGTAAACAATTATATGAAAATTAAATTATAGGATTTAGAACAGGAACTGCACTTAGGGTATCAAGAGATTCTTGAAGTGAATCTAATTCCATAGTGTCAGTGATAACTTTCTTATCAAAAGTAAAATAGTTTTGTGATGATGTATTAGATTTAAACATGATTCTTTTTTGGTCATCATAGAAAAATACAAATGCCAGTATATCGCAAGTATAGTTTCTATAAGTATCAGACATTGATCTTGAATTTTCAGATGCAAAGACAAACTTCTTTTCTTTAGTGGCTCTTCTGCTTTTTACTTGCACTGTATATTTAGCGTTGCCAAATTCAACCATTAAATCTGCTGGATGCTTCTCTTGAGTGGGAAAACAAAAGTCTGCATATTCAAGCAGAAAGGTTTGTACTAGGGATTCGCCTAAAGCTCCAAGTCTTGAATTAGCTTGATGTTGATCTGATGTTTTTCTTGGCATTTTGACATAAGGCTAATTGCCTTGAGTTATAAGCTGCTCTATTGGGCGTTTGAGTTGCGTACTTGCTTCTTAATACCTCTTCACTTGCTTCTAACCAACAACCCATTTCCATTAATGCTCTTGTTTGTCTAAAATTCATAAAACCTGTTATACCCATTTGATAGGTCATATCTACACATACAAGTTGTGCTTTCTCAGGAAACTGTCTCCATACATTCCACATCTTATCTAAGTTATCTGTAACTCTTTTGATGTCGTTATCAAGAAGATATAGTGCTTCTTCTTCTGATATACCATTAGCATCTAAGTTTCTGCCAATACCAATAGTAAGTTTATCTTCACTGCATTTGTAAGGAAATGTTCTCATGCCTTCATGCTTGAGTAACATTTGTTTTACATTGTCTAACATATTATTTTTTGGTTTTTTCGTATGTTCTAAGCGAGGATAGACCAAGCATAGCCATAACGATTGTAGATAATTGACTAAAATCAAATTCAGGCGTTTCAAATTGAATTGCATTGACGATAAGAATGTATTGAATGATAGGTTCTAAAATAAAATGATAAGCGAGTGATAGACCGCAACACCAACCAATGAAAGGACGCCACCCTGCAACGAATATATTATTATGTCCTGCTTCAACTTTGTTTACTTCCAATTGTGCTCTATTAAGAGAAATAATTTCTTTCTCCAGTTCATGAGATAGTTTTGTTTTTAAATCTTTGTCAGCAACAAATTTATCCAAAATGTTACTAACTGGTTCGATAAGTTTGTCTATCATATATTAATTTAGATTAAATTAAACCTCTGAGGACTAGAGTAAACATACTAATTAGTATTGTTGTAAGACCAGCTAATAACCAACCCTTCATACTATTGACTGATGCTTGTAGATCATCAGTTTTTCTATAAATAGTTTTCCATCGTTCCTGACATACTGCATCATGTTTTGCTAGATCAGCAGCGACATCATTAGCGGTCTTACGAGCAGCCATTATTCTTCCTCAACTACCTCAGCTACATCTTCAGCATTAATAGCTCTATCAAATGATTGAATACAAAGATTCTTGTATTCATCAGTAATGACATAATCATCATAGTATTCTTGAAGTCTAGCTAGTTTTTTACCAGCAATATTTAACTTAGCAGCTAGTGCCATTTGCTCTTCATTTAAATCAGCAGCTCTATATTCAGTGCCATTAAATGTAATTATTACTGGTTCTTGGTTTTCCATCTTATTTTCTTCTTTACTCATTTAACTCTCCTATAAGTTATTTAAAATTAAATTATATACTAAGAAATTATAATGATGCAGTTTCATTAGCAAGTTTTTTAGCTTCTTTAACTTCATCAGTCCATACTGCTGAAGCTATGCCCTGAACCTCTGTAGACTCTCCTGATACATCTGTATCTGTATGAGTCCAAGTATCATCATCGTTCTTTACAGAGCTTACACATTCTAATGCGTGTCTATGAAAAGACCTACTAAGCTCTACACCATCTTCTTTGATGACTGTAGCTGTTCTTACTTGTATAGTTTTGTAGTCTCCTACAACTTCTATTTTATCTTCTATTATTTCTTTTGTTATTGCCATTCTATTTTCTCCTATGTCCGTACCTAGAATCCACTAGGTATATTAGTTATTGTTAAGCGTGATATGTTCCTGATATTCTAACTCTAAAAGAACTAGAATTGACTTCTCCATAATTTAAACCATTATAGTTATAACCTGTGGTACTAAATTGTTCCCAAATTTCCATTGCAGCATTTCCAGCCTGTCCTAAAGCAGCATATCCTTGAGTAGCAGAACCACCATTAACTCCTCTTTCTATAAATAAATTAAACATTACATAATTTAAATTACCTTTACTGCTTATGTTAAAAGGCAATCCACCAATCTGTACTTGTGATGTCCCACTTATACCTGATGTCACATCTATAAATAAATTAAAATGGACTATATCTCCAATTTTTGTATACCAACCACTTCTATATGCAAAAACAGGAGAACCTGCATTATCTAAGGTAGGAGTAAAAGTACCTTCTTCATAATCGTCAAGTTTGTTTGCTGAACCTGTACCGCCTATATAAGCACCACCACCAAGGTAGATATCTTTCCATGTATAAGAAGAAGAACCAAGGTCAGTACCATTATTAGTAGCATCTCCTGAATTATCTGTTGCGTATACTATGCCTGTACCAAAAGACAAGCCTGAATGACCTGAAGATGTACTGTGTATTTTTAAGTTATTACTACTAACAACACCAATACTTCCAACTGTTGAGCCATCTTTTCTGAAGTCTAAAATAGTGCCATCTGAGGTTGTTCTATTAAGAAATAATGTAGTAGCACTATTTGCCGACATCATACTTTCACCAGTTGGCACAAAGGCTATACCAGTACCAGTTCCGAAAGCAGGTGTTGTCGAAGTTGTACCCACCAACAATCTGCCTGAAGAATCAAGAGTCATGCGAGGCGTTACTGTTGGAGTCCCTGTTGTTTGGTTTGAATTTGAAAAAATTACTTGACCTTCAACAAACTGCATTGCAACACCACGAGCATCTCCTCTGTGTTGAAAATTTCCACTTGCGTCATAATAAAGATTATCTAATAGTGCTGTTTGACCTGTAGATGAAACAGTATCGTTTCCTAAGAATGTTGCTCTTCCACCGACTTGTAAAATATCATGTCCTGAAAATCTTGCTGTTTCAGGAACTTGTCCTATGCCAACGGCACCCGTATTATCAATGCGGACTCTCTCCCCACCATTGGTACTAAACCTCATGCTGTTATCGCTATGAAAATAATCAAGAGTACCTGAATTCATATCATCAGTATCACCAAAGTGAATAAATGAAGCAGCGGCATTTCCTGCCAATAAACCTAGACCTGCATAACTACCAGCAGAAGCTGAATTAGAAATTAATGAAAAAATATTTGAATCAATCCCTCCTGTTGGTGCTAAATATCCTGATGAAATATGGTTTAAAACCTGTGGATTAGCAGTGCCAATTCCAACATTGCCTGAATTATGGTCAATAACTAAATTATTAGATGTATTACCTGCGAAAGTTAAAGCACCACTTGTACCAAGACTTCTATCGTTTTGTATGGTAAATGTACCATTAGTTGTTTTAATTTCTAATCTTGCATCATCACCTGATTCTGAGCCTATAGATTCAATACGAACAACTGCATCATCTGCGTTTTTAATATTTAGTTGTGTATCAGGACTACTCGTTCCAATCCCAACATTAGTGCCATCAAATACAAAATTGGCTTCACCATTTAATGTATTTGCAGTACCACTACCTGTAATAACTCTATTATCAGCATTGTTGTTAATAGTAGTTCCTGAGACTGATGAAAAAGATAAATTACCAGCACCATCAGTTGTAAGAACTTGACCGCTAGTACCATCTGAGACATTAATTTCTGATATGCCAACTGTATTTGCATCAATAGAAGCTGATAAAGCTACATTACCAGTTCCATCAAAAGAAACTCCTGAAGCTGTTATATCTCCTGCAATACTAAAATCTCTTGATGTAGCTAAAGCTGTTGCTGTTCCTGCATTACCTGTAGCTGAAGCTGCAACTACATTTAAAGCATCTACAAATGATTTAGTTACTCTTGCATCAATAGCACTATTAGCTCTTGCATCGGTATAATAAAGGTTTGTAGTTCCTTCGCTGACTGTATCAGTATCGCCTTGAGTATAAGATAAAACACCTGTTGTTGAGTTATAAGATAATTGTGCTGAATCTTCGCTTATAGAAGCTCTTGATCTAGCATCTGTATAATAAAGGTTAGAGCCTTCAGATAAGTCTGAAGTAGATTTAGAACTTAAATCTAAATTAGCTCCTGTTTGTAAATTGATTCTAGTATCTGCTCTTGCATTAGTGAAGTAAATATTAGTTGAACCCTCACCAACATCATCAGTATCTAATACAACAGCACCAGTTTGTGTATTTACACTTGTTACTGGAGATGCAGATTGAGTAAAGCTAATAACACCAGTTGAACTATTATAAGAAATATCACCAGTTGCAGATATGGCACTTCTTGACCTTGCATCTGTATAATACAAACTTGACCCTTCTGCCAAATCATCAGTATCATGATTGGATAAGCTAGATACGGTTCCTGTAACTGCTCCTTCTATATTAGCAACTAAAGTACCAAGTGAATTAAGAGTAATATTACCTGTAGCACTACCATCTGCTGTTGTTAATCCTAGTGTGAACTTATCAACTGATTCATCCCACATAAAGATACCATTATCAGCAGTACCTCTATTGATCAACATACCTGAGTCATTTACAGGACTACCTGTTAATCCTGCATTAAGCTGAAATAAGTTATCTTCTATATCAAGATTCGTTGTATCAAGAGATGTAAGAGTTCCATTAACAGTTAGATTACCTGCTACTGTTAAATCAGATGCAATTTGCACATCATCAGGTAGCGATAGTGTTATGTTTGCAGACTCACTACCACTTCCTGACACTGTAATCTTATTAGCAGTTCCTGTTATTGTTGAAACATAATTACCTGTAGTATCAGTTCCTAATGCAACTGAATCAGCAGCAACACTAGTAGCTTGTATTCCAAGAGCATCAACAAATGCTTTAGTTACTCTAGCATCAATAGCTGAATTTGCTCTTGTATCTGTATAGTATAAATTTGTGTTTTCAGTTAGATCAGCAGTTGTCTTATTACCAAATGCAGAATTAAATCTTGACTGTGTGTAATATAAATTAGTAGTTCCTTCGCTTAAATCATCTGTATCTTTAGATGTAAAAGCAGAATCAAATCTAGCTGTTGTGTAATATAGGTTAGTGCCTTCTGCTAAATTAGTTGTAGACTTAGTTGCAAGTCTAGTATCAAAATCTGAATTAACCCTAGCTGTTGTGTAATATAAGTTGCTACCTTCTGTTAAATCACCTGTATCTTTTGTAGCTAATCTTGAATCGAAATCTGTATTTGCTCTTGCGGTTGTATAGTAAAGATTAGTATTTTCAACAACTATAGAAGTATCTAAAGTTGCAGTAGATGATTGATTAGAACCATTGCCTATAAATATTTTGCCATTATCTAAGTTAGGAGTTGCGTTACTTCTTCCAGCACCACCTACTTTAATAGAACCAGCACTTGCATGACTTCTAATTACTTTACCTATGTTTTGTATTTGACTGGATTCGCCTGTTGGAGCTGTAGTTGTATAAGCACCTGCTGTTGTAGATACATAAAGTATTTGACCTTCTGATACTCCTGAAGTATCTAATTCTTCAATAGTACCAAAAGTAACTACTTGTAATGCAGCATTATCATTGGCATCAGATAAAGCTAATCCAAATGCAGGCATTTTAGAAGCATCATCAGCTTTAGCTTGACCAACTGTTGGTACATCACCTGATACGCCTGATATATAAACTACATCACCTTTGCTTAAAACACCATCTGCTTTAGCATTAAACCTTATACCACCCTCTAAATCACCAATAAATTCTTCTGTAGCTGTAATGATATTAAAAGTAACATCATCAGTAGTAGCTACAGCTTGTCCTATAGCAATACTAGGAGTAGAACCTTCACCAGTTCCGCCTGTTACTGTTACACCAGTTCCACCTGACATAGATTCAACATAATCACCAGTTGTATCAGTTCCTAATGTTATTGAATTGATTTGCACAACTGTATCTATATCAACATTAGCACTACCATCAAAAGATACTGATCCAACCACATCACCTGATAAAGATATAGTTCTTGCTGTGCTTAGAGTATCAGCAGAATCTGCATTACCTGTTAAGTCTCCAGTAACATTACCTGTAACATTACCTGTTAAGTTACCAGTAACATCCCCTGTTAAATTGCCAGTAAATGTATTAGATGCAGTAATACTAACACCTGTAGTAATCCAAGCATTATCAGCAGCGTTTCTTATCTTCAATACACTGCTAGATGTATCTACCCATAATTGATGAGCAAATGTAGTTGATGGTTCTGTTGAGCCACTATTGACAGTTGCAATAGCTAAAAGAGCATTGTTTAAATCTGCTCTAAAGTCTGCACCTGATTGGTTTGCTATGTTGTAATCGTGTTGTGCCATAATAAAATCCTATTTTATATATCTTAAATCATTCAGGGATACTTGGAAATATCACATTAGCAATATTATTAGCTGACTGATGTAAAGATGGTAAGTCTCTTAATTCCTGTCTATATGTTGCCCATTCTTGTTTTTTAGAATCAGATAAAGGACAGTCATTTACTTGAGTCCAGTCTGATTCTTTTAGTAATTCGTTTCTCTGTAATCTAATAGTTTTCCAAAAATCTATAGTTTGTTCTACAGGTGAATCATCAATAATCTTATGTTCATCAACCTCATAGATACCTTCTATAATTGATTGACCATCTTCTAAAAGAATATCTGTAATCTCAGCATTAGTTGAACCATTAGATATGATGTCTCCTGTATCTGTTTTGTATATTGTAAAATCTGCCATATTATTGTGTGTTATCTATAAATACATAAAGAGATTGATAGGTAGAGTTTAGTTTAGTCACCCATCTTAATCTCCAATAAACTGTACTTTGTGTGCTTGAAAGTCCACTGATATCTCCTGAATAAGCAAATACATAGGTTCTAAATGTACCTGCTGCAAATGTTATGTTTTGTACTCCACCTGCTGCTTGAGTCCAAGTAGTACCATTTAAGCTGTATTCTAAATATCCAGCAGTACAGTCTCCATAAACCCCTGTTAATATTGCTCTATACTTTGCACCATCTCTTATTTGATTCATGGTTAAAGATAGATAAGTTCCTGTTGAGTTTGTATTAACAGTAAAGTTAGTACTTCCTCTTTGAATCACACTACCAAATACCTCTAGGGGTACAAAAGTTTCAGTAGCTAAATGACTTTTTATATCAGCAGAAACATCACCAAAATGCTCTACATTTAAAGTGCCAACATTAATAAGACCTGAATCTAATGTTCCTGTTGTAATACTATTAGCACTTAAATTAGAAACTTTTGCATCGGTAACAGCATTGTTTGCTATCTGAGTTGTATTTACTCCACCTGATTTAATGATTAAATTACCACTTCCATCAGTGTCAATAGTTACATCATCTATTTGTAATAAATCTGCATTTAAACTACCAGTTGTTATATTGTCTGCATTTATATTAGTAACATTAACAACTGAACCATTAATAGTTCCAGTAGTTATTACACCACCTGATATAGAAGTAACATTAGTATTAACTTGACCACCATTAATAAAAGCAGAATCATTTGTTAGGTCAGAAACATTATCGCCACTAACTATAATGCTTCCTGTTGATATGATGTCATTAACATTTAATCTAGCTGTAGCTAAAGTACCTGAAGTAATATTAGTTGCGTTTAAGTTAGTAACTGTTATCTGACTTGCATCTATAGTTCCTGCTGTAATTTTATTAGCAGATAATGAATTAATCTTTGCATCAGTAACAGCATCATTTAATATTTTAGGGGTGGTTATAGCATCATTTATTATTTTATCTGTTATAACTGCATCATCTTTAATATCAGCACTTCCTGTAGGAGCATCTCCAATAGTAAAAGATAAAGTAGCTGGAGAAGACTCTGATCCTAATGTATTTAATGAGCTAACACTTGCAACATAATTAGCATCAACTGGTAAAAAGTTTAAATCACAATTTTCTACATCAACAATAGTGTTTTTAACTTGATTACTAGAACTATCTACAACATTAACTCTATATTGATAATCAGGAAAATCTGTTGGCTCATTCCAAGATAAAAATGGTCTACCTGTAGAACTAGAATCAGTATCAGTAAATGATAATCCTGTTGGAGCTTTTACTGCATAAGCAGAAGGTAAGTTAGCTAGTTCTTCTACTGGTTCTTGAGGTGGTACTTCCCATGTATAAACATCAAAGTATTCTATTAAGCTAACTGCAACTAATCCATTTGGTTGCAATTCTAATGCTTCTACTCTACAAATCTTACCTGAGAATCCTAAACCTGCATAAGTTAAATCTACTATGTCTCCTACATTAAGTTTATACATCTCAGGAGTTCCTAAGAACTGCATGGTGGTCTGATTTCTACTTCTAGTTAAGATTGCCTTACCCATGTTATAAGCTATGTAAGGGTCGCTTATATAAGGGAACTCAGCCTTTATTTCTAATATTTCATCACCATCATCTGAATAATATTCAGGATTTGCATTATGTAAAACTGTAGCTGTATCTAATTCATATTTTTTATTAGCGTTAAAAAATTCAACTATAACTTTATTTGCTTTTTTATCTTTGTTTCCATAATCAACTGATATGCCAGCATCAGCAATAATATGATTGTCATTGATACTAAATGTAGAAGAACCTGTATCTTCTATTGATAATTCATACTGACCATTAATATAAAGAAAGATACCTCTCATATTAGCAAGAAGCTCTTTTGCATTTTCCATTACATTTTTATTTGTATCTAAATAACCATTGCAGTGAAATCTTTTAACTTTTAATAATGAAGAGCCAGTTTGCGAAGAATAGGTGCTACTAAAAGTATTATTTATAAATACAATGTATTCTTCATTTGAATCAAAGAATTCACTTCTTTGCACATCAATAATTTCATCACCATCTATAACACCATTACCATTAGCATCAAATAAATCTAAAAGCTCACCTATTTTGTTTTGCCACCAATCCTCATTGGCATTTGCTCCTGCAATAGTAAAGAAGTTATCACCACTATTTGCACTCCAAGTAAGTGATTGTGCTGTTCCATTAAAATGTGGCTGATCAACCTCTGTATCACAAACATTAGCAGCAGAGCTAAATGTAGTCATATTAATTTGTGATGCTGTTAAACCCTTACCATATTCATTGTTAGTTATATAATCTAAAAAAGTTAAAGCTGGATTATCTGAAAATTCATAAGTAGATGGAGTTCCAAATGTTTGACCTGAATCTCTTGGATCATAAACTTTTTTACCTCTTACTTGAACTGTTAGTTGTGGCACTCCTGACCAAATACCTTCTTTATCATAGCCATAATGAGCAGCTATATAACAAATACCATCTAATCTATGTGCTGAAGTCCAATTAGGCATAGATGCAACAAGCATAGGATCAGCAGTTTGTGATGCAGCACCATGATGTAGATTCATAACATATCTATATTTTAATGTAGGACTTGTACCAAATTGACCAGCACCAGCATCAATACCAGTACCATTTTGTGAAACTGTATTTAATGAACCTGAACCTGAAGATATTTTATCTGAACCTATATAACCACCATCTCTAAATCTTGCTGAATCAGTTAAAGGATTACCATCAAGCTCAATAGTCCTACCTAGTATTTCATCACATTCACCAACTGATAAAGCATAGACAACATATAAATCTCTTGAATCATTCCCTGATACATCCATATAGATAATCTGAGCACCAACCCTTCTAGTTCCATAGATAACAGGTATTTTACCTCCAGCAGAGGTTTTGTTTAATAGGATGTCCTGACCTTTAGCCATCATTTGTCTAGCCTGCATAAATCCTCTAACACCAACCGCTAGAGTTGCAATATTAATAAAACCAGTTATTCCAGCTATAATATTTCCTAATGTTCCAGTAGCACCAAGAGTAAAACCTTTACTTACAAAAAACTTAGCTATGCTTGACCAAAATGCCATTATCTACCCCACCTTACATCTTCTTTAACTTGAGTAGCAAATTCCATACCTTTGTCACCTGTACTAAACGATTGTTGTGATTCATCAGAATAGTGCCTACCTTTTGTTAAATTCCAATTTGCCCAATGTGATGCAACAGTTAAAGTCAAAGCAGTATTATCTATGTTTTCTGAAATAGATACATTTCTAATCTGACCTGTAAAATAATTAATCGCACCAACGATAGTTTCATCTGAATTAAAATATGCTAAATAAATATCTACTATCTTGTCTGTAAAAGAGCCATCTTCTACTAAAGACCTTACTTCATTAGTAACATTAGAAAAAACAATATTTAATTCATTAACCTCTAACTGACCTGTTTCAGAAGTCATATCAACTTGTAAAAAAGAACCACCAGCTTCATAGCTATTAGAATCATAAGTAACATCAGAATACCAATCAGTCAGCCTGATAGTAGATGATAAATTAAGCTCAACTAGAAAAGCTGTCTTAGTTGCTGTTGATGATACTTGAGTTTGTAGATCAGTAGATAAACTTCTAGGCATTAAGTTATAACCTCTCTAACATCAAATGAAATACTATAAAAACCACTAGCATCTGTTGAATACATAATCTCATTATTTTCAAGATAAACAGTGAAACTAGGTTTATTTACAGTAACAGCTTCATTATCTGCTAGAGATGCTACTAGGTTAGGTGATATAAGAACAGTTAATGAGCCATCACCCAAAGAATCAATATTTGATTGAACCATATAAACTTTACTATGATTTGCAAACTTAATTAAATCACCAGCCTTTAAAGCACCTGATGTGCTTGCTGCAAAACCATCTAATTGAATAGAAGCATCTCCTGATGAATGTGAGCCATTGACTAATATATCTGTTTCAAATCTGCTTGCACCTACATTATCTAGTGGTGCTTGAATAGTAAAGTCCTCAAAAGAACCTTTTTGTTTTTGTAAAAATGCAAATACTTCTTGAGCTTTTTCTTGTTGTAAGGGTGGCATTTGCACTGTAAAAGAAAAATATTGAGCACCTATTTGTCTGACTTGTTTTCTACCTGATAAAGTCTGATTAATTAATGTAGGTCTATTATCTTTAAAATTTATGCTTCTAAAATTAGGAGATGTTGGAAATTGTCCTGACATTATACAACTCCCATTTTGCCTTGATTATTCATGGCATTGTTTATGATTGATGTTATCAATCCTTTTCTTGATGCTAGTAACTGGTCAAATCCAGCAGCATCTACTGTTGATATATTGAAGTTAACTGTAGCACCACCAACTGCTTGACCTTTTGTATGATCAATAACAGTTTCATTAGGATGTAATATAGCAGGGAATCCACCCTTGCCATCTACACCACCTGCTCTTGCACCCATACCTGTAAAACCACCACCAGCAAAACTTAAACCCTCAAAGAATGATTCAAACTTACCAGTAATAGGTGCAATAATCATTTTTTGTATTGCTATTCTTAACAATTGCTCAACAACATAATCTGCAAATTGTTTAAATTCTAACTTACCAGCCTTTAATGAATTTATTATTGCATCTTCAAATTTTTTCATTGTATTTACAGTTAATTTTTCCATTGATTTTTCAACATCTTGCAATTGACTAACAAATGCCTGTACTGGCTGAGATAATTTTTTAGTGTTATTAACTGTAGTATCTATTTCTTCATTAACTTCTTTTAATGGTTCTTTAACTTCTGTTATTGCTGTTCTTATATTTTCAAATTTTTGTTTTAATTTATCAACATCAACAATTGCACCATCAAACCAACCAAATGCATTAAATAATTCAAATGCAGAGTTTGAAAAATTAGCCATAGCAACTACAGCTTTTTCTAAGCCATTAACCATACTGACAGCAATATCTTTGCCTAGCTGTTTAAATCCACCTGCTAGTTTTGCTGTATGCTTCATCATGTCAACAAATCGTTCTGCAAGAGTTTGTAATACTGGTAAAAATGCAGCGATTATGTATTGAACAAAAGTCTTAATTTGTTTAAATGCCATACTAGTTGTATCACTAAACTTCTCAAATGCTGCTGTTGTTTCTGAATCAATAATAATTCCTAAATCTTCAGCTTCTTGGAAAAAGTCTTGCAAACCCTCAGAACCACCTTTTAATGTGTTTACTAATGCAGCACCCTCTGAATCAAAGAATTTAAAAGCTAGTCTTAACCTTGTTGAAGCATCTTCTGTATTTTTTATGCCATCAGCAACATCAAATAAAACTTCTTCTGTACTTCTTAATGTACCATCATTATTTTTAAGCTGAATACCTAATTCTTCTAAAGCAGCCTTAGCTTCACCTGTACCATTCTGAGCTTCGCCAACCCTTCTTATGAATCTTTGCAAAGCCATATCTAAGGTATTTTGAGCAATACCTGTTTGATCTGCTGCAAATCTCATTTGTTGTAACAAATCTACATTAATTCCAAGTTTGCTTGCAGTTTTACCTAATCTATCTATGGCATCAGTATTAACTTTTACAAAAGCACCTAATGCTGTTGCAGCACCTGTTGCAGCCAAACCAACCTTTCCTACACCCATGGCAGTATTTTTACCAAGTTTTCCAACCTTGGTTAAACTTTTTGTTACTGCATCAAAAGCTGCTTTAGTCTTATTTACTGCTGTTAATGTAAATGCTACTTTTTTATTTGCCATTATTTCTTTTCTCTTGTGCTAACTCTAGGTAAGCTATCCATCCTTGATATTCTTGGATAGTAATTTCCTGTAATTCTTCTAAGGTCTTATGCAATTTTTCTGCTAATGCATATTGCATATATAAATTACTATCCTCTATTAGTTTTTTTTTGTCTCCTCAATAGGTTTCTGACCCATAATTTGAGTTGCAACATCTACTAAAATTTGTTGGTCTACATCATTTAGTAATGCCCTTTTATCTGATAAATCAAACAGTTTATCTCCATTTTCATCTAGTGCTTTGTAAATAAGAACATAAGCCATCATCGTTAAATCATCATCTTTACTCATTTTATAAAGTTTAGATGTTTCGCTTAGCGTTAATGGCTTACTATATATTTTAAGGGATTCATCTTCATTTCCCCATTCAGGCACTTCAATTACTTTTACATCTTGCTGTGCAAAATGCTCCTTAGCTCTCTCAATTGCTTTCATAGTCCTATACTGTTGTTGATGTTAAAGCACCATTGCCCTGCACTGAAATACTAGCTTCAACCAATCCATCAAATGATGCACTTCTTGAAACACCAGTAACAATAGCTGATCCAGTATAATAAGTATCACCTGATGTATCTCCTTCAGGATAAACATTTAGTGTTACTTCTGAGCCAATAGTTAAAGCACCTTGACCACTAGTATCAGTCTCATCCCAAAATACATCTAAACTTCCTGAGAAAGAAGTCAATGATGATTTATATGTTCTAGCAGAATCACCCATTGAAGTATCTTCTAAAGTATCAGCAGATTCCTCGATTGAGTAAGACCTAATTTCAGCTACAGCATTAGAACCGACTTTTACAGTTCCTTCACTTCCTTTATGTGTTGCCATTTTCTACCTCGTCTTTCGACTTTTTCTTAGAAGAAGATTTAATTTTATCTTGCGAATGGACTGCTTCCTCTTTCCAACCCATATTCAATAAAGACTCAACCTTAGAAGGATGAGCTTTTATAGAAACTTTACCATCAGGACTAATCATTTTCATAATTTGTCTCCTATACTGCTACATCAGGATTTGTTTCCTGAACATAGTAATTAGTTAAAAAGGTTAAACTCACATATCCTAGTGGTTTCTCACCTTCACCATTAAACTCTATTTCAGTTGATTCTAAATAACAGTCTTTAGCTAATCCATCTAAAGTTCTATCTGCTGCAATTGCTTCTTCAACTTCTTTGCTTATTGTATCAATAGTATCATCAAAGTTACTAGTAGCTTTTGCATATCCTTCTACTACTACTGACAATTCTCTGCTCATAACTCTATCAGTACCTATCACTATAGGTTCAGATGTTTCTGACTTAGTGTAGATAACTAATGCTGGTACTGTTTCTAATGGATAAACCCTAGACTCATAAACTCTTGATCCAGTTGTTGTTAATCCAGTTAAAGTAGTACCAAACTTTTCTCTTATTTGCTGTCTTATATGATTTGCCATTACACTTCCTCTAACATTAATGCACTAAAACCTGTTCTATCTGATTGTATATTAACAACAGTATAATTTTGTGCTGCTTTGAGTATATTACCATTTGTATCTTTTATTGCAGATACATCTAAAGTATTGCCAAATGCAATATTAGGAACATCTATAGTTCTGCAATAGGCTATTGGTTTTAATGCTTCTACACCAATGCCTTCTTCTTGTTCTACATATTCATTATTTAGGATTACATTAATTGTTGTAGAAGTTCCACTATTTGTATAAACAGCAGAAACACCATGACCAAAATTAATATCTAAATATCCAGCCATATCTAATTCAGTTTCTAATCTAAATTGAGACATTATTGCTCCTCTAATACCACTGAAACTAAACCTGTATTATCAGGTTCTACTGTTTTAACTAAAAAGGTGGTTTCAGGTTTTAGGATATTACCTTTATCAGTTGTTATTGCATCAACAACTAATCTATCTTCTTGAGATATATAAGGAACATCAGATGATTTTAAAATTGCTCTTGGTTGATAACCAGCAACAGGAACAGTGCCACCTTCTATATTAAAATATTCTTGATCAATAATGATATTAACACTATAGGCATCACCTGAATCAATATCAAACCAAGTATCAATTAATCCCTGTCTTAAATCCCATAATGAAGATTGGACTTCAAAGAAAGTAGCAGTAACACCATGACCTGTTGTTGTATCAACATAGGCGTTAAAATCTAATGCACTCTCTAAAGGCATGATTTATTTTTTAGCTCTTGTTTTTGGAGCTTTTGTTTTTGAAGTCTTTAAACCTACGCTTCTATCTTCTTTTTCAGCTTTAGGCTTGCCTACATGAACTTCAGCTTTACCATAACCACATAAAGCATGACCTTCATGTTCAGGTAATTCAACTATATCGCCAGCATGAACTTTAGAACCGCCAGCCATTGTATCTGTTAAGATTTTGTATTTTTTCATATTTAAGTTGGGGGTATTACTACCCCCATTCCATTTAAGCATCAGTTAATTAGTCGCTTGATTTACAGAAAGAAACTGCATGTCTTACAGCAACATCAACAGTTTGCAGAGCAACAATTCTTACTCCACCTGAAGTTGATAATGCATAAGGATCAACAGTAATATCTAAACCACCATACATACCAATTAATAAGTCTGCAAAGTTTCCAAAGTAGAAGTCACCACTTGTTACTTGATTACTTCTGACAACATTATAGCCATTCATGCTATTGTCAGGAGAAACAACAAATTGAGCAGTATTAGTTGCTTTTTCAGTTGTTTTCAAAGTACCAAAGTCAGCAGGTCTACAGATATATGCTAAAGAACCTGTTAAAGCATTATCGTTTGCAACTGCGGACTCCATCGCCACGATCTCAGCCCATGTTGGGTTAGCAGCAGCAAATGTAGTTGTGTTAATACCTGAAGTATTAGCAATACCTGTTGGTTGACCACTTGAGCCTGAACCAGCTAAAGCACCTAAGTCAATTGCAGTAGCGATTGATTTTGTTAGGTCATCTCTGATTAAGTTCTCAACATCTAATGAAGACTGTTGTAAAAGTAATCTAGTAGCATCTGTATGCGCTC